TTAGATGTTAGAATATCTTCCTCTTTTGCCGTCATGAAGCGAATTTCAGCCGTGGTCTGATTGTGGAGAGGGTGGTCTGCATCATAAAATCTCCCACCGCTTGGAAGCTCGACAAACTCGGTAGGAACAGACCAACTAAACGCTGGGTTGCTCGCACCTGCTGCGGCAGAAGAAGACGGCCCGACGCCAGAAGTAGTGGTTACTACTGGTGCGGGCGACTCGTCTTGTTGTAAGATTGTGTTTTCGGGCATGCCCGTTCGATTATCATTGCGACTCATATAAGAAACCTTTCTTCTCTAGTATACCTGATATTCTAGAGACTGTTAACGAATTGCCGAGGGTGGTCCACTTCCGTGAGCTTTCGTATATCGCATATTCGCCCAGTCGTAAGTAATTTCAACAGTTACTTCGTTCATTTCGTCTGAAGTATAATCTAGTGTTCCGCCAAAGTCGATGCTCGTGAAGAAGGGGTTCATTAGTTCCCATCTCTCTACCATCTTCCCCTTGTCATCAATCTGGTCAATATAGATTGCGCCGATCTGATCCTTGAAGAGCTTCTTGCTTAAGCTTTGCTTAGCAACGTCTGAAGTCGTTGGGTACTTATACCCTGCTCCACCAAGAACATTAAGGAGTGACCATGCGACATCTGGGTCTACAGGGTCAACCAGAGTCACAGTAATTGGATCCCAAGTCACGCGGCCAGGGTATTTAAAGGTATGATCGACATACTGATGTTCGATCGTGCTTATGTTTGCCTTAGGCTTTGAGGCTGTCTTGACAGTCCATACTGGAATGGCACCGGGGCCTAGCGTCTTACTAGAAAAACTTAGCTGAAATCGAAACTGCCGTTTCGGTTCAGTGTTTACATCATTCCAAAATCCAGTTGTCATCTCTAAAAGTACTCCTTGTTAATAATTAGTTGCTTTCTCGATTTAATCGTCGAAAGCCGCCCCGCTATTAGTCACAACAAAATCAATGGCAAAGAACTCGACGGCGCGGGTAGGCTTAACAAGCAGTTTTGCATAAATGATATTACGATCAACTAGGTCTGGGGTTGTAGTGCTATCGTCTAGCACCAAACGGAACTCCTCAATACCAAACTCAGCCTGAACACTCTCTAATAGAGGTGTCGCCTGTCCCAAGAATCGATCCCAAGTCTCTTGCGAGTTAGGCCCGAACAAGAGGCGAGAAGCGATAAACGAAATCTCTCTCTTAAGGTAAATCATTAGGCGTCGAACGTTGATACGGTCTAAAGCAGAGGCTGTCTGCTGAAGGGTTTTCTGTCCGAAGACCACAATGCCCTCTGCTGGGAATTTGGCAATGGGGTTAATGTTCTTGTCGTATAGTGCGTCTCTGTTGTCTGCCGTAAGGCGGCGAGAAACATCTAGGACTGGCAAGCCAGCAGCACCTTCGCTTAAGCCACCGCGAGTAAATCCGGCGGGAGCAAACCATGGAGCCTGATTTCTGTCAGTGTTGGATAACACCCCTAGTGCCGCGACTGATGGCGGTGCCCACAGAGACCGGTTGGTATTGGTATCCAGGATTCTAACCCATGGGTAATACGCTGCACCATAGCTGTTGTTCAGACTACGGGCCGATAAAGTGTCGGCAGCCGTTTTTGGAATATTTGCAGAGTTGCGAGATTCTGCGTCTCCAGTTGTCTCTGATGCTGGCGTGTAGGCGTACTGAATATCGATCAGAGCCAGTGTGTCCGCTCGGTCTTCGGCGACTTCTAAGAGTTTATCCGTTACTGTGTTTCTCCACACTCCTGGGATCGAAACTGCATTCATTGAAATGTAGTCAGGATCCGAGGCAATGTTGATAGCCTTGCGCAAACTGTATAGAGGTGAAGAATCCTTCTCTTGTGTGGCCGTCATGCGTGTGTTGTTGAAAGGCTCTGCCTCTGTGACATCATAGCCATCTGATCCACCATGGATAAATGTGGTGAAGCGATCAATTCCATCCGCTAGGGCATCAGAGTATGACCCACTAGCACTAATGCTCTTGTTCGCGCGGCGATAGCCGTTCTCATACTTATATCCATCTGCGCTGTCGGTGCCGGCAACGTAGCCAACATCATCAAGAGAGAACACCCAGGAGGTTACGATGGGCGACGAGGCAATATTTGCTACCTGCTCTCCTTGGACATCATAGTCACGCGATGCTGGGTTTGCACTCTCACCTGCGCTCTGCACGTCAAAAGAACGAGGGCGGAGCATGTCATGGTTCTGACTAGCGAAGAACGTATCGTCGTAATCACGCCCAGACCAGGCTCCCCAATATGTGCTCTTGAGGTTTCTTGGAGACCCCCAGGTGCTAACTTGGCGTAGAGGTACTGATGGGTTGACGAGAACCAGGGTATCTGGTCCTGCGCCGCCCATGTAAGCGATTAGCTGACTATCGTCTTCTGCGTGCCCAGCCTCTCCAAGAGAAACTGAGCCGCTGCCGACTGCCATGGTTAGGACTGCTGCCTTGGCCGCGCCGGCTGGTGTCACAAGATTGGAAGACCAACCTCGGGATCCACTAACAACTCCGACATCGCGGTATTTGGGCGGACCCCAGACACCGAATGGTAGCCAGCGTGTTTCGCCAGCGCCGGCTGCGACTGACTCGTCCATTACGACTCGAATATAGTTTGAGCGATTATCAAATTCGCCATACTCAACGTTGCGCTTGTTCGCGGCATCGTAGACTTCATATCTATCTCCGATTTGAGCGGCAATGTAATTTTCAGAAGCCGGATTCAGACTAAGATTGTCCCAGCGTTCAAGAATTGCTGGGCGATTATCTGTATCGCTAATAGATCTCACTAGGACTGAGAATGTTCCGTACTTTTCATAGTCTCCGGAAGCTGCCTTAATGTTTGATATTGAAATCTTCACTTCTCTTTGCGTAGATGATCCAGCAGTTATGGATTCTAGTCGGAAAAGAGGCTGTTGGTTACGAGCGTAGTAAGTAGAGTAATCGGCGCTTAAGTCTTGAGAAATAAACCAGCCTGTCGAACCTCTGATGGCAGCGCCCTCGAAATCATTTTGCTGCTTATCAAGAGCTTCGGTTGGCTCAGCCATTGGCAATATGGCAGCATAAATGTTGCCGGAACCAAGAGCGGTGCTGAGAACTCCGATAGAGCTACTGCCCGAGGCAGATAAGGAGTACTCAAAGCTTTCGCCTAGCCAGTAGTTGCCGCCCTGCCAATAAGTCTGGGCGGAGGTTTCTGTAATATTGCTATTAGTAATCGTTGGATTAGTGTTGAGAGCCTTACGAATGAAGTTATCTTTCGAAGGGTCGAGACTCACCGTAACGGCCTTGTCTGTGCTGCCGGCGCTGCCAGTGAATACTAGTTTTATAGTGTCCTGATCCGTGATCAAACGTAAAGAGCTTCCCGCAAGCCCAAGGTTGCCTGGCTGGTCTGTTGACTCTGTATCAGCACGGGTGCCAGAAAGGAGTACGCGTCCGGTGGGCATATAAATTTGAGCAGCGATCGCGCCCGAGAGTGGACCGCCGGCAACCGAGGCAGAAGGCCAGACACACAAAGCATAGACGCCGCCGCCTGCTTCCGTTGCTCCGGCAGTGCCGACTTTCCAACCAGCTTTTCCAGCAGCACTTGCGTCTGATGACTCATCGCCCAAAACCCTCATGAAGGTAAGGGGTCCATTATTCTTAAGCCACGCTTGGGCAGCGTATGCTGCGTAGGTGGGCGCGCTAAGGCTTCCATCACGCCAAACATCCGTGTTATCGTTGCCAGGAACAGGGTTGCCAAATGTCTGAACGAAATCAGCAAATGAGTCAACTATGACAGGCTTGTTCGCTGGTCCTTTTCTGGATCTTCCGATAACTAGAGGGCCAGCCTCTGTCAGAGTTGCGGGTATCTGGGAATTGTCGATTTCATCAACGAATACACCAGGGGAAATAAACTTAAACTTTCTTGTGGGATTGTCAGCCATCGAAAATTCTTCTCCTCTTTATAAACAGACTTTATCTATTGTCAGGCGCGGTCGGAACACTTTATATGCCAAACGCTATTAATAAATAGTAGCTCCCTAGCCGAAACTCCCATTATCATTAGCGCCGATATTTATCTTTTCTGCCGGCATTAAAATTGGGTTTATCACCTACTACTACTTTTTCGCGACCTATCGTAACTTGGGCGGCTGATTCTCTAGTGGTGACTGCTGGGGTTTCTTGGTTTTTGTCTGCGCCGATGATGTGCCCCAAAACCTTTATGGTAATGGTTGACTTAAACACTCGCTCTTCAGTATCGAGTCCGGCATTGTTTCCCTCGTTAGAGACAGATTGATCCACAAAGGCCTCATATCTGTTTCCATTATGTTCTATAGAGAAAACTGCGGGGGTAGAAAAGTTAGAAAGCAAAGGAGAGACCATCTCATTCATCTGCTGCTGGTAGTTAGAAATCATCTTAATCTCATACGTGATTTCTAGGAAAGTTGGGGTAGGAATATACAGACTCTCATACACAATCTTCTTGTTTTCAAAGGGGAAGGTGCTATACGTTGAGTTGGTCTTATCACCGAAGCGCTTAATAGAAGTAGCATTAGCAAAGTTACGTGTTTTGTCTTGCTTAACTTGGCGCATTATAGAAATCGCGCCGCCTTTCTTATAAAATTCAAAATAAGGTGGGATATAGACTCCATAGCGCCCCTTGTTTGATGGATTTTTTAAGATGTCCCGGCGAACTAAGGAAATGAGTGGATAATCCAACATACGTCCATCTGGTCGAAGGTTTGGATCATTCTTTATCTGGTAGGCACGCTCCGGGAGAGCATAGATAATCGGAACTTTCCGGAAACCTTCGTTTGTTTCGCAGGATATGTTTAAGCCTTCATCTAAATATTTATATAGGGCATAATCAATGTCCTCTATCGTCGAAGGGTTTAGCGGATAGTCTGCCCTAAGGTCTACATTCACAGGAGTACGTTTTGGCATTAGCTAATTCTCCGGTTATGCCCGCCCATGGGCTTACCTGGCGTAAAGACTCCGGGTCGTATCTGCTTACAGACTGCTGTCACCTCCAGGGAAGTCTGATCAGCAAATTCATGATCCTGTCCGAAGAGATATCGAGGCTCAAATATATCCACTATCTCAAAGAACATCTGGTCATACTGTACAAAGTCTCCAAGACGAGCAAAAAGGTTCTGATCTTTTACTAATCGGCGTTTATGCATATGAACAGTAATATTATAAACATTATCAAATCCATATTCTTGCTGAGTGCGTGTAGAATCAGTGTACTCTATTAAAGAATATACTCTAACTGGTGGTAGAAAGCTTTTATTGAGAGCTTCGCCATAAAGCGGGTGAAAGTTTGTCATATCTCTATCGATAGGGAAATAGAGGATCTGTTGTCCAATAATCTTCTCAATGACTTCATCATTGATCTGTTTAACAAAGTCTCGTTCAGCTTTTCCGACAAAAAGCGGCGGGGGCGGCTGTGATGGTTGTGTCCAGCGGTTTTGGGCCATTTATTTATCCCACATAAATTCCGGTTGGTATTTTAGTAACGACATCATTGATGTTGTTCTGCATCTGGGCATCTTTCTCGCTCAGTGCTGCGTATACCATCTCGTCTAGGACAGTCTTTAACTCATCTCGTAAATTAGTTTGCTCTTCTTTCGCTTCCGAAACTAGTGCGCTGCCATTTAGAGTAATGTCATTTCCTGGAATGGGGATTGACGCGAGCTTAGACCTTACTTGCCCGAGAGTCTCTTTAGACAAAGAAAGGGCGAATCGGCGGATCCATTGTTTGCCAATGCTATTGACGTTTTTGTACGGAACATTAGGGAAGGGCAGGGTATTCATGTTATTGACGCCTTGCGCTCCATACTTGCGATCATCCTCTTCTGTAAATGCTTCAAGAGCAGGTTTAAACTCAACCCACATCTTGTCTGGATACTGTCCGTCTGGTTTCGGAAAGATTCTTAGCTGATTATTATTAATTCGGAAAGAATAATGAGAAGCTCGGACATGCATATCCTCCTCAAAGGCATATGCCTGCAAGACGTTCTGCCAAGCAGGGACAAGCTGAAAATTACTATCATCAGCATACATCCCATAAGTTGATAAGTTTCCGACTGCTCCGATGGAATAGCCTCCGAAGAAGTTCCACATAGCTATTGGGCTCTTATAATATACTCGTTGAACTGTTATAGCTTTTTTCCCCACCTGATCATAGAAAGGAGATGAAGAAGCCAATGATGCACTATAGATTAAATCTTGTAGGTCGTAATCTTGCTGATCCTGGACAATGTTGAAAGAAGCCGAATAGATGGTTGTGTTCGCGCCGATGCCTACGTGAGTACTCATCCCCTTGCCAACTGTTGTTATATACCCTAGTCGAAAAGCCGGGAACTTAAGGTTTGGTTTGCTAGTGAGTCCGCCAGATCCCGAATAGTCAGTAAATTCGCCATCTTGGTTAAAAGATCCTGTGGTGTTCCCTAGCAATTCAGACAAGACGTTCTTAGCCTGATGGGTATTAATTAGATATGAGTATTCTAGGCAAGCCTCCTCATAAGCATTATATACATTATTGGGCGTGATCTCTAAATCTAAGACATTTCCCCCAAGTTTGTTATAGGTATAAGCTACCTGATCCACTGCACCGCTTATAAATGCGTCTGTAGTATAAATACCATACGCCAAGGCCGAGACAACGCTTCCGTGAGTTCCGGTTGCCGGGAGAACAACTGCGCTGACCGTGCTTTGGGGTTGAAGATTAGTGGGCATTAGATTTCCTCATTATTTAACTAAGTAGTTTTTCATTTCACTAAAAATTGGAAAAGGTAAAAAAGAACCCCGCCACTAGGACGAGGTTCTTTCGTTATTATTCAATGAACAATAACAGCCAATATTCACCTAGGCGAATCTAGCCTTACTGACCAGGCTGTACAAGATCCTGTACAATTACTAGCCCGTACATATCAGGACGCACCATCTTCTTGGCATAGCGAGTCATCACGCCCTTGCGGGGCACGAAATCTTCGGGTCCAAAGATAGTGGGTGTGACCTGTAGTGGTACATAAGGAGCATACACATATCCGCTCTCTAGGAAGCTAGAGCCCTTGCGTCCAACCAAAATTAGGTTACGAACGAAGTAGGGATCAACGTGAATGTCCATCTTGCGGCTGATAGAGCCAACCTTCTGGGCACCCCAGCTACCATTCTCGTCATCAACAGATGCGCTTGCGCGGAATCCACTGGTGAACTCAAGAACGTTAGCAACCTCGGGAGAGCAAACTAGGAAGTTAGCGCCGCCACGAAGCGTCTTGCGGTGAATGCGAGCACTCACTTCATTGACAGTCTCTAGAAGGGTCTCATACCATTCAGAAACATTACCTGTGAAGTCAGGATAGGTTGAGCCGGTGGAGACCTTTCCTGAATCACGATCTACGAACTTACCGGGGCTACGGCTCCAGTGAAGTGTTCCGGCAGTTGCGCCGGCAACTAGATCAGCAAGAATCTCTTGATCAATTTCAAGAGCAATCTGCTCAGACAAAATGCTGGTAAGCTCAACTTCGGCGTCGAGGTTATGGTAAGCATTCAAATCCTGAGCAAGCTCGGGGCTCCACTTAGCCTTAAGCTTCTTGGTGATCGCTGTGACAGCAACGCTGTCCACCTTGATATCGATCTCTGGGATCGATGTGGTGTTCTCTAGTCCCCACGGAGTAGCTCCGCGAACAGATCCTAGTCCGCCACCTGTCTGGAATACATCCACGATTGGGAAGTAAGCCTTACCAGAAGCGGTCAAAGCCGTCATAAGGGCCGTATCGGCTGTTCCACCATCGGTAGAAACGGCAACTAGATAAATTTCACCAGAAGATGACATAGATGTCAAGTGGCGAACCTGGAAGTCATGGTCGGCATCGGCGGTAAGCGCACCGCGGCCATTATTTCCGCTTAGAACCAAAGCAGGCAAATCCTTCTGATTGAAGTTGCTAAGATCCGACATGGTAATCGAACCAACCGCGTAGGTACTGGTACCTGAAACGAAAATAGGATCGTTCCGAAGGGATTTCAACGCTTGGTTTGTTCCGTTGCCCTGCGACGTGCCGTCACCGAACGTACCTGAAACAATCTTAGTGATAGAAGCAGCAACGAGGCTAAATGAACCTGTTGGAGATGAGAAGCCATTATTCAAGCCGTAAAAGCTTTGATCAAGGCTCGCACCTGCGAGATTCACACCATCAATGATACCGCTACCTGTAACACCACCGCCATACAGCGATGTGT